CACCCTGCGCTTGAAATTCCCTGCCGACGGTCCGGATTGTATCGAAGGGGCAAACAGGATTATAGACCGCAAAATGCGTGTCTTACGGCCCGGGCATTCCGCTTCGCGTTCAACCAGACAAAAAAATAATAAATACAGACTATGAGCAAATTTATAGAACTATCTGACTATGACGCCAGTATCCATCGTGACATACTGGACGCACTGACCCGCAACGATGACGCCATCGTTGAAATCTGCGAAGACCGTGCCATTGCCGAAATGCGCGGCTATCTCTCCGGACATTATGATTGTGACAAACTGTTTGCCGCTACCGGAGACGAACGGAACCAACTGGTATTGATGATGGCACTGGATATCGCCATCTACCATATTTTCACCATCCATAATCCGCAGAAACTATCACAGATGCGGAAAGACCGATATGACCGGGCGGTGGAATGGCTGATAGCCGTTAAAAAAGGCATGTCCGTTGACGGGGCACCGGAACTGGAAAAAGCGGAGCGCAAGTCAACCTATGAGTTACACAGTAACACCAAACGCATAAACCACTATTGACATGAAAGGAAATACCATAACCACCGGGGGAAACATTCCCCTGCCGAGACAACAGCGTCCCTCAACCATTATCCTGACACAAACAAGACGCTTCGGAATCGACATAGGCAGTTATATGAACGCTCTAAGAGCTGCCGAAAGCATCGACTTTCCCCAACGCGCCAAGTTGTATGACCTGTTTGAGGACATCCTGATGGACCCGCATCTTTCCAGTGTCATCAACAAGCGGAAAAGTGCCATACTCTGTTCTGTTATCGAGTACCGGCGGGGGGGAAAACCGGATGAGAAAATCAATGAGCAGTTGCGTTCTCCCTGGTTCCTGCGTTTCCTGGGTGACGCGTTCGACGCAATACCTCAAGGTAACACTCTTGTGCAGTTCTACCGCGACAAAAAGACCGGATGGCTGAATTACATCTTTATTCCGCGCAAGCATTACGACCCGGTACGTAAACTTATCCTCAAGCGGCAACATGACATAACCGGTATCCCTTGGGATGAATTTGATGACCTGCTGTTTATCGGTGAACCCCGTTCGCTGGGTGAACTTGCAAAGGCTGCACCGTGGGTTATATACAAGCGGAACAGTACTGCCGACTGGGCACAGTTTGCCGAAATATTCGGGATGCCGATGCGTAAATACACGTATGATCCCGATGATGAATCAGCTCTGGAGCAATTGAAAGAGAACGATGCCGCACAGGGTTCCGCTTCGTCATGGTTCCTACCCGATGGCTGCAACATGGACCTGGTGGAAAGTGACAACAAGACAGGCAGTTCGGACCTGTACAAAAGTCTGGTAGACACTTGCAACAGTGAAATCAGCAAACTGTTCTTGGGAAACACGCTGACCACCGAAGCCGGAACGAAAGGTTCCCAGGCACTCGGAACGGTGCATGGCAAAGTAGAGGAACGTATCGCGCAAAGTGACCGGAAGTTTATCCTGAACCTGCTCAACTACGAGATGACGGATATATTCCTGCACCTTGGGATCAATACATCCGGTGGCGAATTCTGTTTCGCGGAGCCCAAAATGATTGACCCCACCACCAAGATGAACCTTTTCACACAGGCAAGCAGCCTCGGACTGGTAATCAGCAAGAAACAGATGTACGACGAACTGGGGCTGGAGTGTCCGGAAAATGAGAAAGACACTATAAAGCGACCGCAAGCATCTTTTTTTCTTCCACAAATAAATGATATCGAAGAGGTAGAAGAGGACGAAGAAAAGCGGAACGCTCCACCTGAAAAGAAATCTCCCGAAAAGAAGAAAGGCGGATTCAGAAACTGGTGGAAAAGTTTTTTCGTAAAAGCCCCGGAGGCGGGAAACCACGGGGCTCCTTTAGAGTGGTGATAAATGAGCTTTACCGGGACGCAGCGGTAGACAGCGCTTCATCCGGATTCTCATTCGATGATGAAGTGATGAGACAGGCACTGAAGAATATCTACAGCAAAAGTTTCCATCCGATGACTGACATCGAGGAAAACCTGTTCAACGAAACATGGAAAGCGATGAACGAAGCTACTGACAAAGGATTCGGAATACGCCAGCCTGTTGACCCGGACTATGATTTCTACCAGGAACTGAAACATAACAATGCGGTATTCTCCGCCTTCAAGGTGCATCGTGCGCAGAATGATATGGCGGCACAGTTACTGGATTCGGAAGGTAAGCTAAAACCATTTGAACAGTGGTCGAAAGAAGTACAACCCATTGCCACACATCAGATGGAACACTGGCTAAAGACTGAATACGACACCGCAGTAATCCGCGCCCACCAGGCGGCCGACTGGAGACAGTTTGAACGGGAAAAAGACATTCTCCCGAACCTGAAATGGCTGCCGTCTACCAGCATCCATCCGGGAGCAGACCACAAAATATTTTGGGGAACAGTATTGCCCGTTGACCACCCGTTTTGGAAATCACACCGCCCGGGTGACAGATGGAACTGCAAATGCCCATTGACGTCAACAGACGAACCTTGTACACCGATGGACGGGATTCCGGAAGGCGGCGATGATGACAAGCCGGCTGGCGGGCTGAAAGGGAATCCGGGACAAACCGGGGAACTCTTTGACAAGTCGCATCCATACGTCGAACATGCGTATGACGGGGCGGAAGAAGCGGTGAATAAGTTTCTGGAAACATCCATAGGAACCAACGTTCCAGCAGGACTGAATGTACACGAGCAACGCAAGTGGATAGAGAATGTGCATCGTACGGAAGAGAAATTGAAACTGGAGCAAGGCAAACTGATGACATTCGAGGAAGCCAACGGGATGAAAGGGAATCCACATTATAAGGAAGATGTAGGCTATCGGGAGAACTGCCAATCGTGTGTAGTAGCCAATGAATTGCGCAGACGCGGATATAATGTGGAAGCCCAAATACGAATAAAATCGGATTCGAGAAACATCCCCCAGCAACTGTCTTCAAAAACAGAATGGGCATGGATAGATCCGAAGACAGGTGAAAGGCCAAAGAAACTTACGGCAGGCGGTCAGTACTGGGACCGCAATCTGCACAAGGAGAAAGCGAAAAGTGCTGCTGAAATGAAAAAAGAGTTCGACGAACTGACTAAAGAAGCAGGACGGTATCATCTTTCGTTCAACTGGAAAGGAAGAAGCATCGAAGGGCATATCATCACGGCCGAACGTTTCGGAAACGGTGGTTTGAGACTGTACGACCCGCAAATCGGTAAAATAGTGGAATGGAAAGACCTAAAAAAGAATATCCGCACCGAATATGGTATCCGTCTTTATCGTGTTGATAATATGCTAATCAACGAAGATATCATTGGCGGAATTGTTCGGGAGGCATCAGAGTGACGACAGTATTTCACTTGTCTCATCAAGCGTACTCCAGCGTGTGGTGGAAATATCAGAAACTAGAATATACTGGGGATAACCGCCACACATGCTCGA